CGAATGGAACGCCCAGGGAAAGGGGCGGAACATCAAAATTGGGAATGATTTACCGCTTGCGGAATACATAGAGGATAAAATTGTAAATGATAAGTATAGCCCGGAAGCCGCATTGGTAGCAGTTGCCCAAAGTGGTATTGAATTTAGCACCACCATAAGCGTGCGGACCCTTTACCGATACATTGACAATGGTATTTTCCTCAAACTGACCAACAAGGATTTGCCAGTGAAAGGCAAAAAGAAAAAGCATAATAAGAAAGTGCAAACACAGAAGAGGGCCACCGCCGGGGAGAGTATAGAGAACCGCCCGGAAGAGGTAAAGAGCAGGGAAACATTTGGACACTGGGAAATGGACACCGTAAAGGGCAAGAAAGGCGTAACAAAATCATGTATGCTTGTTTTGACCGAAAGAAAAACCAGGAATGAGGTTATTATAAAATTGCAGGACCAAAAAGCGGAAAGCGTGGTGGGTGCCCTGGACAGATTAGAAAGAAAGTGGGGCGAAATGTTCACAAAGATATTCCGCAGCATTACCGTGGACAATGGTGTGGAATTTTCAGACTATGAGGGTTTGGAACGGTCCGCCATCAACGAGGGAGAGAAGCGGACCTTTGTGTTTTACTGCCATCCATACAGTAGTTGGGAGAGAGGAACCAACGAAAACAATAACCGCCTTATCCGCCGCCACATTCCGAAAGGGGAAGATTTTGACGAAAAGCAGGACCGGGACATTGAATATATAGAAAACTGGATAAACAACTACCCAAGGGGGATTTTTGGCTTTAAGACTTCCGCCCAACTGTTTGAGGAAGAGGTTAGGAAATTGGCCTAAAAATATTTTTCAAAAACTTGTCGCAAAACTATTGACAAAATATAAGGGATG